CATGCATAGTGGTCATAATTAAATTATCATACTCTAAATCATATTGGAGTGCATCAGCAACCTGACCCCCAATATCATTAATCTCAACCATAACGTATGCAAGATTATATGCAGTTGCAACCTTGTGTATGATCTGAGGAAAGTTCATAGGTTTGATCTCATTATCTCTATAAACTGCAACTTGCCTATAAGGAACCTCTGATACATCCATTACTATAAATGCAGAGTAATCACTTGCAATACCTCTAGATACATCAGCAATTAAAACATATCCTGAGTCTTGTCTAGGTTTTTCGTATACCCTGAGTCCTGCATTATCTTGTGTGGGATTATTGTGAGATAATGCTCTAAGTTTTGATGGGTGAATAAGAGTATTGACAGACCCTAAAAATTCACACTCAAATTCAACATTGAATTGTTGTTCACTTGTGTTCTTGATCGTTTCTGCTTTCCACTTCTCATCACGGCCAGGAACCTCACTCCAATGAACCTCAATTGGCACATAAGAGTTTCTACCATTCTCTGCATCATTCCACATCTTGTAAAACATATTCATTCCATGAGGTGTACTTACCATCATCACCTTGGATGTTTTACCAGAGGAAATTGTAGGATAGACAGAACTGAAGAACTGTTCTGCTATGTTATTAGGCACATAAGCAAACTCATCAAGAAAAATGATGTTGTATGAACCACCTCGAACAGCACTTGAAGATGTTGCACTTGCAAGAATCTTAGATCCATTTTCCAGCTCAAGAGATCCCTTGTTCCAAGTCATCACCCCTTGTTGCAACCACTTTGGTAGATGCTCGTATGCGAGTTGTAGCCTTCCTAAGAGATCCCTTGCAACTGCAGCCTTGTTTGCAAGAATTGCCACATTGACTGAGGAATTAAAAAGACAATAGTGAAGTAGGTAGGATATAATCGTTGTTGATTTACCAGACTGTCTAGGAAGTTTGCAGATTGAGAAACGATTGGTATGGAAGGTTTGTACCATGTCTCTTTGAAAAGGGTAGAGGTCAAATGGTACAAGTCCTTCATCAATACTTACTATCTTGATATAGCTTTGGATGAAGTAGGCCGGGTCTTCCATACATCGAGCATACTCTTGAATCTGCTCCGGCGTAAACTCGATTTGGACATTCGCTCTCTTGAGATTGGGATTCCCAAGATATACATTATCAGACATTCAATTTTGGATTTGAGGTTTTAAAATCCTTCTTTCTCATTACTGTTTTAGCCACAAGATCAAGCATACCTGACCTATCAATATTAAGGACAAAAGGCATATTGTTATCTGTTTCCATGTCATGAATAACTGCTTGAGCATCTGGGCCCATCTTTGGAATTTTCTTTCCGTATTTTTTGTAAGTAAGCCGAAATAACCTAATAAGTTCGGCTGTGTTAATTGGTTTTTTGTTTCTTTCATCATTCACCCTATCTAAAAAGTGTCTGGTAAATTCCACATCAACCCCCACAGCTGCAAATAATTTATCTGCATATTTTTCGATCTGATCTAATTCTCCTTTGGAGACATCTTCTTTTATTCTGGTAGATCCTTTGAGTCTACTTGCTTCTGCTCTTCCTCTATTCTTAGACTCCTTCTCAAATCCAACTATCTTTCCGTTTTTGTGGGAGGCATCTTTACCATCTCCATTACCATAAGTACCTTTCTCACGATTGTATTTTACAAGCTCTGCACGATACTTGATTCTCTCAGGAGAGGACTGAAACTTCTTGTATTCAGCTTTGTAATCTCTAGTGTATTCCTTGAAGGATATCATCTCTTTTTCCAAAGGTCATTATCAGATTTCCTTGCACCACCACCAGTTATGAAAGAGTTGACTCTTGCGAATGCCCATTGTTGGGGAGTTGTTCCAGGCCGATGACCTGTCTTCCATGCAGCCATTCCTCTATCATAAACCTTCTTTAGAATACTGTAGGATATTCCAGACTTTTTTGCTTTCTTTTCCAGACCTTCTATTTTTTCTTCAAACATCTGCTTATACTTTATTGTATGCTTTGATGGTTTGGTTTTTGCAGTTGCATCGCCTGGAGCAGGACCAGACTTTTTCTTTGCAAAGTGAGCTGCACGTTTTTGTTTAGTTGACTTTGCCATATCTCCTGCATAATACTTTGCAGGCTGTGTCCCAGCACGATCATCAATATCTGGATCTTGCTTAACTTTCTTTGCTTCACCTACAGGGACACAATTAGGAACCATCTTACCACCCTTCTTCTTCATACCTTGTTGTTCGTAACCATCCCAACATGGCCCTTGTGCCTCCTTTTTAACAAATTTTCTAAATTCTTTGTAAGTTTTCATTAGTTATCTACCTTTGCTCCTGCTCTCCATTGATAACAACTCCAATACCTTGCTTTGTATTTGGGGCCTGGATCTGCACAATTATGTCTTGCACGAAATGACTTTCTTCTTGCAGGGTCATCTCGTTTAATCTCCATATTTGGATCTCCGAATCCTAACTTGATTACATTACCCTTTTCGTTCTTGACATAAACATAGAACTTTTTCTTACCATCACTAGACCTTGTAGGATTATTGAGTTCTACTTTTTTACCTTGGTACTCAGCCTCTTGTAGTTCATGATCATAACAATCATCACAACAAGGTTCCTCAGTAAATTGTTTGAAAGTTTTCATTTTCCTTTTATGAGTTTCTGAAGTTCTGCTGTCGATCCAACAAATAATGCATTGGTTACATTCTTAGGCCCTGAAGCTTCAGTTACCTTTTTCTTAGTTGATTGTAGATTGACCAACTTTTCAGTATTCTCTGCGTTAGTCTTCAACAACTGCCCTGCAACCTCGTATGCTCGAGGATGATCAGTTTCCTTTGCAACCTGAAGAATACCATCAAGTGCATCCTGACCTCTTTCAATTATGTGATAAAGATTCTCCCGACTGTACTTAAAGTCATCGTCATCTTCATTAGTTGTTTGTACCCTTGGAATTGAAGGTGTAGTTGTTACTACAGCCTTCTCTGTAATTCCAAGAAGTTCATCAATTTTTTCCATTATGCGGTATTAATTCCAGACTCAATCAAAGTTGCAACCCAACCTATAGTAGCATTAGAATATACTAAACGCAATCCCTCTTGAGCTACATCAATTGTACCATTTGTAGTTCCACCATTAATATTGAGTCCATTTCTATTAACTACATGAGTATCGGTTCCTACTAGATTGATAATTTCAATCTCATCACCTACCGCAGCAGCTGCAGGAAGAGTGATAGTTCTAGCATTACCTGAACTGTTTATAAAAAGTCTATCTCCTGCACTTGCAGTTCTATCAGCAGTTTGGATTCTCCACCCACTAACATCTGAAGTATAGATGGGTGCATCTTGACCATCATGACCACCACCCATATTATCGTGATTTGTGCAATAGATATAAAGAATATCTGGTGCATCTTCTTTGACTGCTATCTGAGTATATGCTCCAGAACTTCCAGGCGTTCCTGCTGTAGTAACACCATCTGTATATTCAGATCCACTATTTCTTGCACCATCTGGTGTGATTGAAAATCTAAGAGGATGACCTCCGTTTGTGGAATGTGATTGATCAAATTTGTAAGTAATGCCTTTTTGTAAGTGTAGTACTTTACGAATATGAGTGTTTGTCTTAATTGCTGTGCCTTCGATGACATAAACATTCTGTGATCCACCTCCATCATCAGCAACTGTAATTGCATACGAAACTACAGAACCAGCTGCATTCAATTGAGTTTGAATTGCACTAGTAACTCCACTCAAGTATCCTACCTCAGTTGCAGTGGCTGCAGATGCTGAAATAAATCCAGACCCATCAGAAACTAATGCCCGAGATGCAGTTGCGGCTGCGAGTTTATTTACTGCAATTCCAGCCGATGCTTTAATATTCGCATTATCAATATTTGTTATACTATTTCCAGTACCATCTGCATCAATTGTTTTGTTAGTAAATGTAGTTGTTGAACCAGCAGTGACAGTGATATCAGTTGTGAGAGCGACTGTTCCAGTTGCATTTGGAAACGTGATTGTCCTATCAGCAGTTGGATCTGTGACAGTCAATGTAGTTTCAAAATCATTAGCAGTTGCACCTTCAAGAACTATAGAAGCATCTGAAAGTGTAAGACCCGAAACGGAAGGGGTTGTTATAGTAGGACTTGTCAGAGTTTTGTTTGTAAGTGTCTGTGTCCCTGTCAGAGTTGCGACTGTAGCATCAATATTCAGAGTGATTGTGTCAGTTGCACTTGCGACTGAAGCAATACCTGTTCCCCCTGCAATGGTGACTGTGTTACCTTGAGTGACAGATTGTGCAGATCCAGAATCACCTGTGACTGAAAATGCAGTCATACCAGTTACGTTTCCAGTTCCAACCACTGATCCATTAAAGTATAATGAACCTCCAATATTGTATAGAGTATTTGCAGTAGTGCCTGGAGCAGATCCAGATGGTATTGTTATTTTACTAACAGCACCTGTAGTACGGACATTGATTGCCCCTGCACTAGAGATATTGAAATCCCCACTGGATGTTACACTTGCAAACTTAGTACCATTACCCACTAACAGATTAGCAGAAGTAGCAGCCTCTAAAGTTGCCCCATCAGAAGACCCACTACCGAATCTCGCATAGATCTCCCCAAAGTTTGCTTTGATTTTAGTCCCACCAGCTCTTAGGGTATCTCCATTACCATCATTTGCAGAAGAACCTATATTTAAATCTTGATATGCCATGTTTTACCTATTCGTCTTGGCCCGTTTCGGGGTTGTATGTTTTTGCATCTTGATAAAAAGATGATGTTTCATTAAATCCAAAGTCATCATCAAAATCAGCAGTTGAAGGATCGGGAGTAACTGTATATCTCTGTTCTCGTTTTGGTGCATTTGCAGATGAATCTGTAAACTGATCCACCTGAACTTTGGTAACGACTTGGCCAGAAATAACAGGGCCATAAAGATATGCTTTTGCAGTAAAAGATAAAGTATAGATAATCGCTCTTCTTTCCTGAAATTCCCCTTCATAATTATCTTCGTATGATATACCATTTAAAATGATAGGTACATCACGTTTACTGTTCATTGCAACAATATCATTAATAGTGATCGTATACTCTGGTTGAAAATATGGAAGTATTTGCTCTACGATCTGTAGTGCATCATCACTATTCTTAGCCATCGCATACATTTCAAAATCAATGTTATAAGGAACAGGCATATATTGGGTATCAACCTTGTTCCCAGATGATCCAGCCTTTTTGACCTTCTGAATCTTATTAAGTTTTCTTACGCTGTCATAAGATAAAGAACCAATCTCAAATCCAATTCGGGGAAGAGTAATTGCTACCTTTTTAGAAATACTAGGATCTTCCCTTAGCCTAGTTAAAAATTTCTGTTTCGGCCCGTATGCTAACGGAACCTTCATAGATTGTTGTATATTTCCAGAACTATCTTTTCGTACAATATGAATATCATTAAAAAGAGTTCCAAATCCCACTACGCATTTTCGTAGTGTTTCATGGTAAAAAGTTGAACCAAGCATTATGTTACCTCACCAAAAGGGTTACGTTCTGTAAAATCAAGTATCGAGTCACCTTGAGTTTCAAACCACTGTGAATCAGAAGAAGTATCTATTGTATCTACATTATAAGACTCACTCACAATGAAATCTCCATCTTCTGTCAGTAAATAGTTAGTTCCAGAATCAGTACCAGATTCTAGAATAACTTGATATGCTAATGCATCTAAAGACTGATCTGTTTCTATTGCATCAATATCAGAGATACCAGTATCCATATCTTCATGACTGTATTCAAAGGTTCTACACCTCAACTTAAATACAGGAAGATTTGCTAACTGATAAAATGGATCATCATGATCCACAAATCCAATTTCAAAGAGTTTCTTAGCTTTAGGAAAATAAATCAGATCCCCTTCATTCGGGCGAGTACTGACTATAAGGTTTTGATCAGTACTAATTAACTGCTCAAACCTTCTCTTTGAAACTACCCATGTTGCTTCGTTCTGAATATCAAGTCCAAAACGAGACATCATTTCTTGTTGTCCTTCAAATCCTTCAATGTTATCTAGATACATCTCTATCATATATGCATCATTGAAGCTTGAAAGAGTGTCCTCCCCAAATAAAGTATCTTCGTTTACCAGTTTTCTAGGAAGATAATAAACATCATTACCAAAAGCTCGGAGTTGCTCAATGATAAGATTTTCGTACAGCCTTTGTTCAGGAGCTGTTCCAGTATCGAAATAAACATTTGTTGGCATTTTATCCTATCATCATATCAGCAGGTAAACCAAATCCATTGAGCATTTGCTCTTCTAGTAACTTTATTTCCTCATCAGCCTGTTGATAAATTATTTCTCCATTCATCTGAACCCCCCCTAACATGGTAACTCCATTGAACTTGATCAAGTTTGCACCCCATTGTTTTTTGATAAGTGCAGTTGCATATTTTTTCAAAAACATATCATTATAAACATCAGTATAAGTCGTTGGGTCAATTTTTCTGTAGCACTCAATTACAACATAATGATCATCTCCTATCTCATTTGGCCAATCCATATCAAGATAAAGTCTATCAAGATGAACATTAAATCTGATAGGAATTTCTCCCTCAAATAAGTGACGAATCAAATCAACGTGTTCTTGTAGTTGTTGATAATGAGTAATATCGACTGAGGTAAAATCCCACATATCATTCATTCTCATTTGATACTGAAAATCAAACATACTTCCAGATGCACCAGCAGATGATACTGCGAATACTCTTAATACTGATATGACATTTTCATTCAGAGGAAGCCAGGATTTCTGGTCTAACCAAGCATAAGCACCTCCTGCATTATCTACTGGATCTGTAACACTATCTGTATAATTTGTTGCACCTCTAGTTTTATCAGCTGCAGTAATTTGATGCTTTAAATATGTTCTCTCAACTCCATCCATGTGATACTCTGCATAATATTGAAGGGCTTCATCTATTCTATCATCACATTGATCTGGATCAACATTGACCTCAATAACAGGTTTACCTAATGCCCTGAGACAATATTCTTTTAAAGTTGCTTTTGTATTTGGTGTAGCCATATTCTATCCTAATGCGATTGCGAATGCTGATGCCTGGGCACTGACATGAGTTTTGATTGCGTTCTCTGTAACTAGTGCAGTTGCGGCTCCATCAGTAAGTGCTGTATCATCTGAAATTTCATTTACTGTCTGTCCCGAATCAAATTGCAATGTTCCTGTGAGTTGTATGTTTCCAGTTGATGTTATATTTCCTGTCTTTATATCAGCCTGACCAGATACGTTTATGTTTCCAGAAGTAACTCCTGTATCTGTAGTCGTTATAAAGTTGAAAAGGTCTTCACTCTCATCCCATATCAAAGCAACATTTGTACTAGATCCTCTCTCTGTTACAAAACCAGAATCATAAGTGTTTGCAGCTCCAGACCCAATTGCAGTATTCAATGCAATGATTGGATCTTCGGTTGCAATTTTGACTGTCTCTGTGAAGTTTCCTTGGACTGTCAAATTACCTGAGATTGTTGTGTCACCTGTTACTGCAAGAGTTGATCCATTGAAAGTCAAGTTTGCTTCTGCGGTCAATGCAGAAGTTCCATTCCCTGTTAGGATTCTATCAGTTGCTACAGTTGCAAGTCCAGTTCCACCATGAATCACTCCAAGTGTGTCTCCATCAGCAGACCTATATTCTGCAAGACCTGTTACGTTTCCAGATCCATCAAATAGTCCTTTTAAGGGTATCTTATCAGCCATATCTAAATCGGTACAGAGGTTGTTCCAGAAGGTGCAGTATCATTATCAAAAGTCACTACTTGGGTTTCTGTATGTTGATGAGTATTAAATACGGCTCTCGATACAAACTGTCCTTGAAATAATGAAAACAACATCATTTGTTGGAATATATTATATGTAGTAAGTGTACCATTAGCCTTCTTAAAGTTCATCTTGAACCCTGTCACTGATATACCACCTACTGTCCCATCTGCCTTGGTAAAATCTAAGGTAGCTGCAACGTCTTCACCACCAATTCTCTGAATTGAATTATTGTGATCCTTGGTGAACATTCGGAGATCTGCAAGATTAATCGCAATCTCTCCTTGTTGTATATCATTGGCTGCTGGGACATTTCCAGCAGTACCACTCCTATGATGTTGTATATTTAATTGGGCCACTAGAACGTACCTCCGTCAAGTGATGTTGCCCAAGAAATTGTATCTGACCCAGCTGTGTAAAATAAAACTCCATCATTAGACCCACCCCCATCGAGTGCAGTCAAAGTATCTGCTGAGTTTGCAACCAATACTGAACCTTTTCCAAAAGTTGTCAATCCAGTTCCACCATTTGCATATCCAAGTGTTCCTGTGACAGCTGCAGATTGATTCAATGCAAGTTGTCCGAATGTTGCAGCCGTTCCAGCACTTCCACCAGACCTCAAGATCTGATGTTCTGTTCCACTTGAGTTTACTTCAAGAGAATCAGAATTTGCGATAATTGTAGCAGATCCAACCGCATTGATTGTATTACCAGATTTTGTAAGACCTGTTCCTGCTGTAATTTGACCAGCACCTGAGAACTGAGATACAGGTAGGTTTGTGGTTCCTATTGTTGGAGTCCCATCGTGTGTAAATACATAACCATTGTCCTGTTGAGTTGAACCCTGTTCGACAAATGTGAATGCACCACCTGTAAGTTTTGCGGCCGTGTCAGCATCAGTTGCTCTTGTCAGTACTAATGCAACTCCCGATGCACCTGCTGTTGATACTGTGTAGATACCATTCTGATCTGCATCACCACCAGCCTGATCTTTTACCAAGACCCTCATGTTTGCTGTCAAGTTGATTCCATCAAGAGCAACAACTCCGTTTGCAGTATTTGTGAGAGTTGCACCTACACCACTAGATCCATTAGAGTATGTGTAGTTTAGATCAGCAGTTGTTGCAACATCTACAGATGCCTTGACATCCAATCCGTTACTTGTTGCATCAACGTATGCCTTAGTGGCTGCATCTTGATCACCAGTTGGATCAGCAACACTAGTGACTCTTGCACTACTCATGTCAACTGTTCCAGTTCCATGTGGATTAAGGGTAATTGCTCCGTTTGCACCATCTGTGATTGTGACCGAACCAGTTGAAGAGTTACCTGTCTGCATGACCAAATCAAAGTTTCCATTTGATTTGACTACTCCATGATCTGAAGAACCGACAATGACTGTTCCACCAGAAAGGTTTCCAGTTGTTGTGATTGCAGATGAACCATTATTGATGCTTCCAAATCCAGATGTGATAGATCCAGCATTCAATGCACCAACTGTAGTTACGTTTGAGAGTGTGTCTAATGCACCTTCAAAATAAGTTTCAAAGTCTGTCAGCGCAACCTGTTTCATAGTTCCATCGTCATTGACTACAACTCTGTCTGCATCTGCAAGTGTGGTTGAAGTTGCAGAAGTATCTCCATCTATGATATTCAATTCAGCAGTTGTTGCCGTTGCACCATCAAGAATCTCTAATTCAGCCTCTGTAAT